AAGGTGCATAGCCTTCGGCTGTCAAGTACCTGCCACCAGATTTAGGGGGTACCCCCATGGGCAACATACTATATCTAGTGGTTTTTGGCAAATAGGAAATGTTTTACCAGGTAAATGCAGCAGCTATCAGGTGCTACCAGTGTACCTGGATCAAGTTAATTTATATGTGGATAAGTGTAAGAGGAAAGTAAAAATCCCCCCTATGCACAAATAGAGGGGATAAGATTAGAGAGTTATATTCGCTCAGTAATACCGAACTTTTGTGCAAGTTCTGACATTAGTTTCTGACCGAATGCTTTGACTTCGGGATTAGTGCTTTTTGTGACGAACTCAAAGATAGCATAATCCATGTGCTGACATACTGCTTTATAGTTAATGTTTTTAGTCCATTCGTCATTAGAAGTTGTCTCAAGAATTTGACGCTTAAGATTAGCAACTTCGGACTTCATAGCTTCATCAACTACTGTTTTGATATCAGTTAAAGTTAAATCATTTGACATATATCATTCTCCTTTCTTCCCATAATTATAAGATACTTTCAAACCGAAATCAAACAAAAGATTAGAAACTTTTATTACCTTACATCACACCCATCTGGGCTGGGACGCCAACTCTTATATATACCTAGGTGCAAAAATCCGTGGGACTTCGCTGATGGAGATTTGGACTCGTGGGCGAGATTCGAACTCGCATAATCGTAGTTGCAGTACGACACATAACCTTTCTGTCACCACGAGCATCACGCAGCAGCATGCCCTTTTTTTATATATAGATACCCCACAAGATTCGTGGGCTTCGGGCAATGCAGACCTAAAACAAGAGCAGACTGGCGACCCGGGCAACCGGGTACACCAATAATAATACTATAAAGAACTTCGTTGAAAACATCGCTATGCGGAAAGCATTTCTTGCATCCTTGTCCACGCATCTTCCTTCGGTGACAGCAGCAACTTAGCACCATCAAACCAATCAAGAAACCAATATTCTAACCGATGCAATTCTTTGTTTTCGTTTACATAGCCTCGCAGCTCATCGCTGGGCCCGCCCCAACTAAACTGCCATCGCCAGTATCCTTCAGGCTGGTTCTCCCACGTATGCGGGGCCACATAGTCAAAGCCCAAATAATCAAACTCAGGATCTTGCAGATCCTGCTGGCGGGACTTCCATTCATCTTGTATTCTATCTTCGCATTTTTTTTCCATCTTTCTTCTCCTTTCTCCCATTTATATAGGATCTTTGACCTGCTGTCAACCACTCCAGTCAGGTTACCTGGTCTCCAGCTCCTATATATACCTAACGGCACACGGGTCGTGAATCACGCCTGATGGAGAATTTTTCCTTGACACACGTAGCTTCCAACTCCAGCTGCCTCTGGTGCCAGTTTTATTATACTAGTGCTTTGCGAAATTCGTGGCGCACCCGTAATGGAAAAAGCAACTGGCTGCCTGGGGTGCAGCTTTTATATCCTATCTCTCAAAGGAAAATTCGTGGGCAGAGGGCAATGGAGAACGACACACGGCTGTACCAGCAGGTGATGCCGGAAACTTTATATAATACTAGTGACGTGGGTCGTGAATCAGGCGTAATGGAGAACGACCAGCACCAGGATCCACCATGCGGGTCTCCTGAGTCTGGGGAACCGCAGAAGCAGTATACCTGCTAATGCAGCTGTACCGAAAGCCAAATGGAGAAGTGAACTAATCATGTCCCATTAATATAGGACTTTCGCCCTTTTGTCAACCAACTCCTGTCCACAACTGGTGAGCCCGGGATGCAGCTTCTGGCTATATATCAGGTGTCCGAGTCGCAAGATTCACGGTAATGGAGAAACCTTTCTAGCACACCCAGCAGTGTACCAGGATGCCAGGGATAGGGGATAATGGCCAATGGCTCCGTTTCAATGCCCGTAATGGAGAGTTCACGGGCCACGCCTCCCGAATATATATACAGGTCTCTATTAGGGAGGGTCTCGACCAAGATAAAATTCAACCCTCCAGCTTCATTGTAGCTGTAATTCCACGATATTTGACGTGGAGTCAATGCCACTTTTTTCATCTTACTACATTTCAATTCTGCAAAAAACATGACAGGATAACCATTTTTACCACGAAAAACTCCATGTAAATCAGGTATCCCAGGCGAACTAAATGATTCTATCCTAGTCCAATGTACTTTCGGAGTAATCTCCTTCAGTTTTTTCCAAAATTTAGTCTCTGGTTTTGTTGTCATATGGCACACCATCTTCATTATGTGTGATGCTGTTTGACCATACTTTGCCAAAAACATTAAACCAAAAATGCTTAAACGCAGGTGATTTAGCTGCGTGCATTGCTTTTAATGCTCTTTGTTGACGTAATATGCTCAATGTTATTTTGTCCATAACATATCTCCTTTCTTAATACTCATTCCAATACAATAAGGTATCATTGGAACTAAACTGTTGCCTAATGATTTAAGTCTGTCCACCCTTTTGGGTACCCCATGAGCCACTCTACCCACGTTGGGTTCAGACTGCCACCACTGTGTCCAGCTAACCTGCCCTTCTTCTTGGCTTTCTCGTAATTCACGTTGGGACCAGCGTCTCTCCAGTCCCTCGCTGTCGGTGTAGGCATCATTGCTACTTTCTCCTCCAGCTTTCCTCTCTGTGTCCCTCTGTTCTGTATGTTCTCTGTCTTCTCTGCCATAGCTGCTGACGCCCTGGGTGTTGGCCACATCAGATTCGGATGTCTGACTTGGTCGTTCAAACTGATGGGCATTTTCTTTTCTAATTTCATTTTCATCCTGGCTTCCGAACAAGGTCCCCTCATGCTGTGTGCATCCGGAGTGCGCCAATATCCAGACCCTTTCTCTTTGGTGGTTTGCACCGATGCTCGAAGCTGAAATACTAAACGCTCTTGCGGAGTAACCTTCACTCTCCAAGTTCTCAAGTACGGTGTCGAGACCGAGTTTAATGTGTCCACTAACATTTTCTCCAATAACCCAAGTCGGCCTGAGTTCTTTGACAAGTCTAAACATTTCTGGCCAGACGTGTCTCGGATCCTGCTCACCTTTTTGACGTCCAGCGATGCTGAATGGTTGACAGGGGTATCCTCCTGTGATGATGTCGATTTTAGTATGTCCATTTGCTGATAATCTTTCACTGTTTAACTCCTTTACATCGTCATAAATTGTAACCCACGGCCAGTGCTTTCGTAAAACTTTTTGACAATATGGGTCAAAGTCACAAAATGCTACGGTCTCAAAATAATCTGTAGCTTCTAATCCTAAACTAAATCCTCCTATACCTGAAAACAAATCTAAATGATTAAGTTTTTTCATCTGGTATAAATATTGGACTATGTCCACCCTTAGCTGCTAACTCTGACTCTATGTAATCAAGCGTAGGATCTTTTCTAACTTTGTGACCTTCATAAAGTTTATCCATAATTTGATTAGGAGTTAACATCTCATGTGTTCTATCAGAAAAAACTACAACATAGACATGTGTCTCACTTGTCTTTGTCATAACTTTCCATCTTTTAAATCTATGGATAGTTTTACCATAAGACTTTGAAATATATTCTTCCATCTTATGTTTACCTAACAATCTTTCTTCTCCGCCCTGCAATGTTGTTTTCCAAATAGGTTGCTCATGCATGCCAGTTCCAGGATTTACTGCGCCTTCTTCTAATTGTTCTAATGATATAATTAATTTAGACATCGCTTATTTTTCTTTTACCTCCTTTCTTACTTTGTTCTACCAATTTATATTTGATTTTAGGTAAAAAGATTTTTACCAGTGGATTTCTAAGATTGTTTCTACCAAACAATGACATATCTAAATGATTACACATGATATCAAATTCTGTTTTGTCTAAATCAATCCTTACATAAGATCTTTTCATTCTAGATTCTCCTTATGTTTTATAATTTATCCCATAAATTTATGGAATGCAAGACTAATCTGCGGGTGTTACATCAATAACATCAGTATTGATACTAAATTGTTTCTCTATTTCTTTAAGTTTTTCTTCGACTTCAGACTTTGTAAGTTGATCTATGGATCCTGTAAGTATTTCTTTTCTGTCAATATAGAGTCCTGCTGCCTGGCCTCTGGACTTTTCAGCTGCAACAGCCGCTGCCCAATTACCAGCTTCTTCAGCACCTCTGGATAAATCATCTAATCTTTTAATGTGTCTAGAATAGCTTACTTTGTATTTTTCTTGCCATTCTCTACGTAATCTTTCAATCTCTTCTACAACTAAAGGAAATATCTTAGGATTCTGTAAGTTTGCAGCTTGTTGTTGTGCAGATGCCTCTGAAAAACCAGCTTCTATTGCACATTCTTTCGCAGATAATCTGTCGCCTTTTGATACTAATAAAAGTGCAAACTTATGTTGTTTTGTTGTTAGCTTTCTTACGTTGCCCATTTTAATTCTTCATAAAGATGTTTAATATATACAATATTATTAATAAAAACCATTATTTTTCTTGCAAGGCATGTATAGTAAAAGTTACCAAGTAACCTATAAGTTACCTATAAGTTACCTAATGAATACAGTAAAATCAATAACTTAATACAAAAGTAACCTCAGTAACCTTATATTTTAATAATTATTGTAAAACTAAAATAAAAATATATTCTATACAACTATATGCCAATATCACGTGCACAAATGCCAAAACAGCTTACTGGTGGTAAACGTAAAAAGAAACTAAAACGCCAGGCGGCTATTGCTATCAATATGAAAAAACGTGGTGTAAAACCAAAAGGTAAATGAAACCACCAAAAAGACCTGATGTAATAGAAATAGGGCCATTTAAAGTCCATTTAAAGCTTGTCAGCCACGATTTAGCCTACGAAGTAGGTGAACAGCAAGGCTCTTTTCATTCTAAACCACCTCTTACAATTGTTCTTGATGAAAACATCATGTTATTAGAAAATGAAAACACATTTAATTTACTCGTGCATGAATTATTTCATTGTTGTTATTATCAATATAATTTAGAAAAGGCTAGTGAAGAAGAAAACATAGTAAATGCTTATGCTAATTTTGTCACAGAGCTATTTACTAGAAGTAATATAAAAGATTATTTGATATATTTAACAAGAAACAAAATTAATTAATGATAAAATTTTTCTTAGTCGGAGTATTCTGTTTAACTGGACCTAACATGGATTGTCAAAGGGTTGCTAGCACTATGTATTATCACACACAAGAACAATGTTTAATAGCTGCGTACAATTTTGATCAAGTAATGAAGGCAAGATATCCTAATTCAAAAACAAGTATGAATTGTGTTGATGCTTTTCCTATTCCTGCGAGTCCCGGTGCTGAGATATAAGTTTATCTAAATACCACCTGGCTTTTTTTAAATCTTCTAATCCATTCTTAAACTTATGTCTTACGACATACTTAACAATATTTCCAGAAAAATAATCTAATTTAAACTCTGATATAAAATCAGATACTTGTATCTTTGCACCCACATAATAAGTAGGATTAATATTATCCTTTTGTTTTTTCTTCTCCGTCATCGCATTCGCATTTTTTTTCTTGTTGAAGTTCCAAATTAACCTTACGAAGAAACTTATTTATTTCTATTTGATCTTTTAACTTGTCCGTGAGCCGTGCTACTTGCTCCCTTAACTTTTTAACTTCTTCTTCCATTATTTAAACCTATCCTTATGAATCGTAAACTGTCGGTGACCAATCACATACACCATTACGCCAACAAATATTATTAGCAATGTATTCAATATTAATAATCCTAAAATCATTTGCGCCTCCTATTTTTATATCTACTAGATCTACGCTTTCTTTTCTTAGATCCTAACTTTCTTCTACCCTTATGGAACCCTGCTCTTCCTGTATGTCCCACTATTTATCTATACCTTTACCAACAT